TTAGTGCTGAAGGTGGTGAATTTATGGAGATTGTTAAGAAGTTGGTTTTCCAAGGTAAGCCTTGGGACGACCACAATCGAAAACATCTTGTTATTGAGTTGGGTGACGTTATGTGGTATGTGATGCAGGCATGTATGGCACTTAACATTACACTTGATGATGTAATTGCTGGTAACGTTGAAAAGTTGAAGAAGAGATATCCAGGCGGAGAGTTTGATGTTTACAAATCAGAAAATCGTGCGGAGGGAGACTTATGATCAACTTGCGTGACCAAATTCTAAAAAGTCAAATTGCATACTACAATGGTTTGATTGCAAAACATCAACAGAATGTTGAGATATATCTGAATCAACCTGTGGGTATTGGTGAACACTCAGATATCATGGGAACAATTGATGGTGAGATAAATTCAATTGCACAGGCACATGAGAAGATCGAAATTATAAATCATTATTTCCTTAATAGATAATAAATAACTAGAAAGAATGTGGAATAATGGCATTTGAAACATCTGAAGCCTTTTATGCTGGACTATCAACTTTTAGTTCTAAAGTATTAGAACGTGCAAAAAATGATCAAGAGTCTTTTAATGAATTGTATGAAGATGCCATAGATGCATTTCGGGATACTGCATTGGATGGTGCTGGAGATGCCACCAAAAAAGGTATGATTGATACGATAGAAAGTAAAGAAAGTAAGGGAAGAGGTGCAAAAGGATTAACAACGTTGTATTCTGATTTAGCAAGTCAGATATCTGCTGTGTTGGCTACTAGAAATGCAATTGGTCAAAATGGCCCTCCAAGTGCAATATATTTGACAGGAAATAAATGGCATCCAAATGTTGATGTTTTTAAAATTGAAGCATTTGGAATGAAGGATTACAACTCCTCAGATGTAATTGTGCAATATGGTGACACATATTATGGTATATCCTTAAAGAAAAAACCATACGAGAGTAGTCATTCACCTCCACTAATTAATAGTTCTTTTGGAAGTTTTTTAAAACCAACTGAATTAAAATCATTATTAGCAAGAGTAAATGACGCTAGACTTCAATTTTTTGCAAAAATAATTTATGATGCATGTCAGGACAATACACCTAATAGTCCTTTTTGGGTTCAAGATTTAAATGATGGAAAAGGTGGCACAATACTTGAGTGCCGAAAAATGTATGATTTTAAAGATGGAAAGGGTAAAAATATAAAAACTGGTCAATTTAACATACAGGGAATTCAACTACAAAATGGTAAACTTTCTACGACTGATGCCAAAAGAATACTTGATATATCAGTCAGTGTTTACAAAGGGCCTGACAGTAAAGGAAACTATAAAATAGTAAACAATGTTAAATTAATTAACTTAAAAGATACTGAACATTTGGCTAATATCAACCCAGTGTTCCCCCTTGAATTTAGAACAAGATTTAGAGATTATATTAATAGAAAATTGTCCTCTCGTGGTGGAGAGATTAGTGAATTATGGAGAGAGTTTGATGATATCATGAATGATAATACTCCTGCCGAACTTGGTGCTAATGCAAGAAGTGTTAAAAGAATACTCGCTGATAGTATTTTAAGTCGAACTTTAAAACTTGATTTGTACAAAGAATTAGATAAATTTGCTGCCCCCAAGTTTGAATTCTTTTTAGTTGAAGGTGTTGGTAGAGCAACTGATGATCCAAAATCTGATCAATTTAGAGCAAATATTGGAACCTCTGTGGTCAAATCTTTGAAAAGTGTGATTGCAACGATAGCTGATCTTTGTCCTCTGGATCAGTGTGGAGTTGAAGTTGTCAGAGTTGACGCATCAGAATCAAAAGCTGCATTAGAATATAAGTTAGTCATCACTCCGCCTGCATCAACTGGACTTAGACAAGTAGATGTTCTTCATATAGATCTAAGATACAGTGGATCATTTACATCATATCCAAGATTTCATGCAACAATGACACCAGAATTTATGCAACTAGCAAAAGGCAAATGAAGAATACACACCTTGAACATTTAGAAGATAATATATTAAATGGTGGATCTCAGGGCGGTAAGGAAGCAGTTGCCTTTCTTCGTTCTCTTGGTGACATGTTGGAACAGGGTGGTGCGGATACTCGTGTCACAGTAAAGTGGGATGGAGCTCCTGCTATAATTTGTGGTACAAATCCAGAGAACGGAAGATTCTTTGTTGGTACAAAGTCTGTTTTCAATAAGACAGATCCAAAAATAATATACTCGGAAGAAGATGTAGAAAGAATGTATGCGCCTGGACAACTTGCAGAAAAACTTAAAGATGCATACAAATATCTTTCTACTCTTTCAATACCAAACGTAGTACAAGGAGATTTACTATTTACTGATGATAAGTATGAAGCGAACATAGGTGGTGATACCTGTATTGCATTTCAACCAAACACAATTGTATATGCAGTTCCTAAAGATAGTGATATCGGACAAAAGATAGATGAAGCAAAGTTTGGAATTGTATTTCACACTGCATATTCTGGTAGAACTTTAGATACAATGTCTGCGAGTTTTGGAAACATTGGAGTTCAAGGAAACACAAATGTCTTTGTGACATCATCTGACTTTAAAAATGCATCAGGTGAGGCAAATATGACTGCAACTGAAAAGACAGTCTATACAAATCTAGTCAACAAAACTGAGGGATCTTTAAAACAGGCATCTCGTTTTCTTGATTTGATGAAAGTAAATGATATGAATAAGTTTACTTTGAATATCATGTTCAAAACTTTTTTCAATACATATGTTCGTCAAGGTCGTAGTTTAGTTGGTGCTCGTAATACTGCGAGAGACTTTGCACAATATTTTTCAAACGCATTAGATAAAGAGATTGATAAGAAAAAGATGAAGGCGACAAAAGATAAATACTTAGAGCTTAAGAACAAAGGTCTTAAATTTATATCTGACAATCAACAGGCAATATACATGACTGTTGCATCTTATATGAATTTACAGTCTGCGAAAAATTTTATGATTCGTAAGTTGCAAAAGGTAAATACATTTGGAACTTTCTTAAGAACACCAGATGGTTATCGTGTGACAGCTCCAGAAGGATTTGTTGCAATTCGATCAGGTCAAGCTCTTAAACTTGTTGATCGTTTAGAGTTCAGTCGTGCAAACTTTACAGCAGATAAAAATTGGGAGAAGGGTAATCCCATGACAGTTCCTAAAATATGAAGAGTTTTACATCGTTTATAACTGAAGCAATATCCGCTCAGTCAATTCCTAAACCTCCAAATGATGATGAGGCAGATATGACTGTGGCTTTTGGTCGTTTTAATCCACCTACAACTGGTCATGAAAGACTTATGAATAAAGTCAAACAGGTTGCTGGTAGAGGTAATTATGAAATCTATCCATCACGTTCAAATGATCCAAAGAAAAATCCTTTAGATCCTGAGACGAAGATTGGATATATGCAACAGATGTTTCCAAATCATGCAAAACATATTGTTAATAATCCAAGTGCAAAAACAATATTTGATGCTTTGAAAGGTGCAAATGAAAGAGGTGCGAAGTCTGTCAATATCGTAGTTGGTCAGGATCGTCAATCTGAGTTTCAGAATCTAGCAAACAAATACAATAATAAATTATATAAGTTTGATCGTATCAATGTGATATCTGCTGGAGATCGTGATCCAGATGGAGAAGGTGTAAGTGCCATGTCTGCATCTAAATTGAGAAAAGCAGCTGCGGATGATGACTATGATACATTTAGGACTGGTATTCCACAGAGTTTAAAAGACGACAAAGCGAGAGAGTTATATACTGCAATACAGAAAGGAATGCAGTTACCAAATAAAAAACAACAGAATGAAACATGGAGAATTGCTCCTAAATTTGATTGGAAAAATCTTCGTGAGAATTATATGAATGGTAATATATTCCGTGTTGGTGATATTATCGAGAATGATAATACTGGTTTGATTGGTAAGATTATTCGTACAGGTGCAAATCATATCATCGCAGTCACTGAGGAGAATATAATGTTCAAATCATGGATTAAAGATATCACTGAGAAATTTACTGAAATATCTGGTGTGCCTGCAAATCAAAGAGAAGTTGGAACAGACGCTTTGAGACAATACACTCAAAGACTTTCACATAATCCAATCATCATTAATTTTATAAATAAATCTAGAAAGAAACGTGTAAAGAGTAATGCTTAGTCAAAAAATACAAAATGACTTGATGAATGCGTATCAAAAAGTCTACGAAGAAAAGAGAGGTCATGCTGCTGGTGCTTCTGATATTGAGAAACAAGCATCTCAGTTAGCGTCTGATGTCAGATATAAAGCGAGAGGAAAGTCAAAGCCTGGTGCAAGTAAAGAAGAGTTGAGAAAATTATTCTTATCAATACTTGGTTCATCACCAGCACCAGCGGCTGTTAAGTCAATGGCAAAACAAAAACTTTTAGGTGAAGAAGTTGTTACAGAAATGAGTACGAAAGAAGCTCTTGCTAAGAAAATGAAAGAGAAAAGAGTAAATACTATAATTAAAAAAGATGCAAAACGAGATATGAAATCAGAAAAGGAATTAGCTAAGGCTGTGATGGGTGAGGGAAGTGTATATGGTATTACTAAGGGTGATGGTATGAGTTTTCCAGAAAGATTGAAAGCAAAGGCAAAGAAGAAGAAAGAGAAAATGAAAATGGAAGAAGAGAAGAAAGCTCTTCCTACAACAAAGATGTATCGTAAGGCTGGTAATCTAAGTCGTATGGCTCTTAGTAAAGGACTTGATAGTAAAGAGGGTAGTAAGGCACAGAAGAGATCGGAAAAAATTGTTAGCACTATAACTACTAAAAAAGAGAAAGAAAGAATGAATGATATAGGTATGATGAGAAATATTCAAAAGAATTCTTATGAACCACAAGGAGAGGTGGTTGATGAAATGTCTTGTCCATCTCCAACAGTTAAACCTGCAAAAGATAAAAATCCAAAGGACATGTCTAAGAAAGTAGGACAGAAAGCTCCTGTAGATTATCGTACATTGGCTCAGTCACACGTTCCTGTTGGTAACATCTTTAATGAAAAGATGGATCCTGTAGGAAAGGAAGATAAAGATATCGATAATGACGGTGATCATGATTCAACAGATAAGTACTTACTTAAGAGACGTAAAGCAATCGGTAAAGCAATTGCTAAGAAACGTGGTAAAGTAAAGGAAGGTTTTTCTGCGTGGAGAATCGATCTAGACTTTAACGAACAAGTAAAAAAGTAAAGGGGGGACTGGTCTCCCCCAAGTCCCCAAACTGCATAGTCATGCCTGAGAAAGATGGGGATGAAGGTAAGTCAACTAAGTCTGTTGTTAATAAGAAACAGAAACAGATGATGGGTGAGGAAGGGTATGATATTGCCAGAGATATGGGAAGAGTAAGACCATCTAAGGATAAGAAAGATGCGACTACAATGTCACCAAGTAAAGAAATGAAAAAGACACAGAAGGTAAACAAAGGGCCTTCTGCGTTTGAACGTGTGAAAGCCAGGTATGGCAAGTCTGTTATGAAAGTAGAGGAACTCGACTTAACACAAGTCGCAGAGGCTTTTGGTGGTTATATTGTTGAGGCTAATGGTGATAAATCAACTTTTTCTGATAGAAAAAAAAATCCAGAACCATTAAAAAAAGTAGTAAAGCAAGCTCGTAGAGCAAGACCTGATCTTTTTGGTGATCCTGATGCAACACTAACTAATCGTGGAAGAAAAATTGATAAAAAACAAACTACCAGTGATGCACCAGCTACAGACTTTGATAAAGCAGCAACAAACTTATCTGCTTTTAGTAGAAGAGTTAGTGGTGAGATTACTGGTGACGATCTTGATAAAGAAATTTTAGCTCGTCGTAGACAGGAAACAAGAAGAAAAAAAGACGTTCAACAAATTATAAATCCAAACAGAAGATTCTTTACAGACAAACCTGATAGAGAAACTTTAAGAACTCCAAAAACTGATAATGAGGGTCAGTTTTTAGATAAGGAGGGCAAGCCTGAACCAAAAAAACTTAAACCAGCAACAAGAAGAAAAAGCACTGCAACACCGCCTGCGTTTGCAACTAGAACAGGTGAATCTGGTGGGCCACTTCCAGTGTCAATGAGAAATAGAAGAGTGCCAAAGACAAGTTCACTCTCACCAAATGTTAAGGTAACTTCAATTGTTAAACCTAAAGTTGGTGCATTAACACAGACAGATTTTAATAAAATAGTTCCATTTAGACGTGGCACTAAAACCTATAATGATTTTATCAATCCAGAGGTGGTTGATCCAGGCGGCCCTAAACCAGAGAAAGGTGGGGAAATCGGTAAGGATACTGGTAGAACAGTTGATACTACTGTTATTAAACCAGATGTTTTAAAACTAAAACCACCAAAGATAGCTGGATATCTTGCGCCAGGAAAAACAAAAGCAGACAAACCCGATCCACCAGAAGAACCAGGCGTAACACCAGTCGGTGGCGATGGTGGTAAAGGTAAGGGAAAAACAAGAGTTGGCACCGCTACTCCTGGCAAAGGGCCATTTAGTAGAGTTCGTGCATTTGCAAGAAGAAATCCAGCACTTTCTTTGATAGGTTATGATGCACTGAAGAATTTAAAAGTTCCAAGTGTGACGAAACCAACTAAAACAGGAAGAGTATCAGCAGGCACATAAGTCGTATATATAGTATTAGTGTATTTTACAGAAAAATGTT